GTAGAGCCAAAAGTTCCTTCACCCCAAGTACCAGAACTCCAACCAGTACCAGTAATATAAACATCTAACCTACATTAACTTGGTAGATTCCATCTACTCCAGAGCCTCCATTTCCAGTATCAGAGCTGTTTGCTATAACCTCATTTCCATCTGTATCTTTAGCTACAAAAGTGTATGTATTAGTGGTAACAGATGTTATTTGATATTCTTGATTTAATACTTCTGCTGTTATTAATCCACCTAAAGAAACAGCGCCTGTAAAGGTGACAAAATCATTTATAACTGAGCCATGAAGATTATCAGTAGCTGTTATAGTAGAGCTGCCATTAGTAGCAGAAAAAACAACACCATCAGTTGTAGTCTTTCGTATGGGGGTAACATCTGAGTAACTGTCTCCTTCTCTAATATAATATTTCCAAGTAGTTCCTAATCCTAAATACTTTGTACCTCCTAAAGAGGTCCAAGCATGTAAAGCTCTAGCAGTTCCTAAATAAGTATTTGAGCTGTCTTTTGACCAACCTCCAAACTTTTCTGGTCTACCTTTTCTAAAACGTACAAGATTTACGTCAAACCAACCGCCTGTATTGTCGTATTCAGTACCTTCTCTGTTGATACCTGGCTTAAATAAAATCTTGCTTAAAGGCATTAGTTATACCTCATGCCATTCTTTGCCTTCAAACAAAAGGGCTTCTGCTTCTCTTCTTCTGATAAGTCCTTGTAAAACCTTACCACCTGCTTTATTCCAACGTTTTATTTGAGCTGGAATGTCATCATATTCTTTATTGTTTAAAACTTTTAACATAGTAGATGCTTTTAAATTAGCTGGACCTAAGTTAAACACCCAACTAACTAAAGCATCAAATTGATTTTGGTGTAAATCGACATTTACTGCATCTTTTATATAACCTTCATACTCTTCCATTTCATGTAAAAGTAACTTATCTGCTTCTTCTTGAGTAATAGTATCGCCTTCTTTAACGCCTTTGGTAGAGCCATATCCTATTGTCAAAACTCCTGCTGCACATTTATATGCTTCAAGCTCGCAACCTTCAAACTTTTTAATAAGAGATAAACCTTCTTGAGATATATTCATGTTAGTAATCTCCCCATACTTTTGCTTTTTTGCCGCCGTGGTATTCAACTGCGTGGCCTTCTTTGATGAGCATTTGGCAAATATCTTTGCCATCTTCTGTATAAGGGATGCCAAGTATTCTGCCATATTTACCTTTTCCTAATGATTTAATTTTAAATTTACCCTTGCAAAGTTCTTTTAATCTTTCTTTTGCTGCAAGACCTAGTTTTTTTTCTGCTAAATCTCTGGTGCGTGATTCTGGAGTATCAATACCGTGAAGGCGTACTCTTTGCTTGTGTAGTTTTACATCAAAACCAAGGTCAAGCGAACAATCAAAGGTGTCCCCATCGACTATTCGCTCTAAGGTTGCGTTGTAAACAAAAGCATCTGGTGCTTTAGCCATCTACTTCTCCTTTGCTTTACCTATATTTAATGCTGCAATTTCTAGAATCTTGTAAAGTTTTCCTATTAATGCATCATCTTTTGGGGTTGGTGTAACCGAACAAATAATAGATGCTGCGCAAACAACACCAGTTACTATTCCTAGCCATTCTCCTATCATTCCCATATTATCCTCCCTTGAATATTAATGGTTTCTTGATTTTAACAGATTAATTATCTTTTTTGCTAACTGTTACTTTTCTATAATAAACAACAACTTCTGTAAGTTCATTAATATATCGTTTTAATTCTTGCATGTTGTAAGCCATAAGCTCGTAATCTGTTACTGACATAGCCACAAAAACCATTTGTCCTTGGTCTTTTTCTACTTGTACTAAAAATTCATCAATGTTTTTATTTGATACTACATACCAATAGGGGTCTTTTAAATCTATTTCCCTTGGCATTATAGGTTGCACTATAGTTCTCTCTATAGGCTTAGATATTACTTCAACCTGTTGTTTACTTGGTATCAGACTGCAACTGCAAGCCATCATCAAGACTGTCGATGTTACGACTATCTTCTTCAATGCTATCAAATACATCTTTAGTTCCTTTGTTAATACGAGGTTCAATAAGACCAGGTTTAGCTGATGCTAGTTTTGTCAAATTATGTCGTTTAAATATGTCAAGGTATCTTGACATTTCTTGTTCTATTTCTTGATTACGACTTTGAATTTGTAACAAACTATCTGTTTGCAAAGTAAAATCATTTTGCAATGATTCTATTGCTAATTTTTGTTCTTGATTTCTTAGTTCAAAAGCTTGATTAAGAGCAGAGAGTTTAGAGTTTTCATTCCATAACAAATAGCTACTTAATACTAAAACTACTATTATTCCAATTAAAACTTTACTCATCATTTCCCCATGTATATACCTGTAATGGTTTAGACTTGCCTTTAACCTCTATTGGTTCTAATAATTTTAACTTAAATTTAGACTTTTTGGCAGTTTCTTCGCCTATTAATGTTCCTACACCTGCAACTTTGGTACTTGATTCTAATCTTGCAGCAACATTACATGGGTCGCCTATAAGAGAAAATGCAAATCTATCAGTAGCTCCAAAGTTACCTGCAATACAAATACCGCTATTAACTCCAATACCTATTGCTATCTCAGGTATACCTTCTTCTTTAAATTTTATATTTAACTGGTTTATATTCTTTTCTATTTCTAGTGCTGCTTGTAAAGCTAAATTATGATGGTCATCTTGTGGAATTATTGTATTCCAATGAAACATACCTGCATCACCAATAAACTTATCAGTACATCCAAAATATTTATTAGCTGCTTTTACTTGTACATCTAATACATTATTCATAATGTATGTAACCATTTCAGGTTCTACTGATTCAGATAAACTAGTAAATCCTCTAAGGTCTGTAAATATAATACTACAGTCAACTCTATTACCATTTACTTTACAAAGCTCTGGATTATCTTGTAATTTTTTAACCATTCTAGGGTCAAGATATTTACCAAATTGTTTTTTTACTTGTTGTCTTAATTTGTATTGCTCTCTAAATCTAAGATAAAAACCTATAGAAGCTGTAATAAATTGTGATATTAAAGTCCAACTTACATCAATTAAGATTCCACGCTGTATTAGATAGTGTCCAAAAAATATTGTTGAAAAGAATAATAGACTGGTCAATGTTATTCCTGCCGTCATTCCAAAAATATTTATACATAACCAGACAAAAGTTACTGTTATCACTAGAATTAATATTTCAGCAGCTAATGACCAATCAGGTATGTAAGGACTGTCTTGTATTAAGATTGATTCTGCTAATGCTGCTTGTATCTTATGTGGCTCTAATAATCCTATTGGAGTTGCTATCTGTGGCATAACACCATTAGCAGTTACGCCAACAAAAACAAACTTACCTGCAACATCCATTTCTTTTAATGTGGTTTGTGGTGTATCTACCCAACTAATCCATTTACGACCAAGACTATCTGTTTTAACTGGTGGTATTCCTCTGACTGATATTTCTTCTATACCATTATCATTAGTTTTTATAATGTAAGTTTTAACACCAAACAATGCTTTATAGATTTGTGTGCCAAAAGAAGGAATCCAGTTATTATCTGGAGTGCTTACAAGTAATGGGATTCTGCGAACAAGTTGGTCAACTTCGGTGGGAGCAATGGCTAGACCCTGCAGTGTATTATCTTTTAGAGTGTTCAGGTTTTCCTTAACTCCCATAGATACTATACCACTAACATGACTACCTTTTACAACTGTTCCTGTTGGTTTTGGATAATTACCTTTACCATCTTCAAACATTGCAATAACAGATGGTGCATAACCAAGTGTCTGTGCAAAGACTTCATCTCCCCCCATTCTATCTGCTTGAGGAAAGCTTATAACCCAACCTATTCCTATTGCACCTTGATTAATAAGCTCAACTTGTATTTCTGCTAATCTTCTTCTAGGAAATGGATATCCACCTTCATTTTCTACATCCTGTTCTGTAATGTTTAAAATTACAAAATTACCAGAAGGTTCTTGTTTTTTTACAAATGTATCAAATACTTTTAACTTTAATATTTCTGTTGGTACTGATTGATATAACAAAGGTAAAACTAGTATTATAAGTATTATGAATATTAGTTTTTTCATTAATCGCTTTGCGTAATAGTGATAGTGCTATTACTTCCTCCATTTACTTTAACAATATTAGAAATACCATCTTGTATAAATATAACCGTATAAGATTCACTGCCATCTAAATCTAATCTAACTGATTCATTAACACTTCTTCTTAAGCTTATAACATTACCTGTTATTAAGGCTGTTATTTGCGTATCTGGGTCTTTTCCTAAAAGTGTGCCT